AAGGTTCCGTTTTAACTAACACGGGGCGGGCAACCGCCCCTTTTAATTTGTGAGTACATATGGAAGAAAGAGTAAAAAAGTTTAAAGATATATTTTATGGATTGGATCGTGCCTATGGTCAATATAAAAGTGATGGGCAACTAGTAAACGGTAAAGCAAGCGGGCAGGCTTTTATAAAGAAAGCACCTGTTACAGATCAATTGTGGATAGACCACATAGAGGGTAAAGACCCTAGTCTTGGTATCATACCAATAAGAGATAATTCAAAATGTATATGGGGTTGTATAGATATAGATACATATCCATTAGATCATAAAAAGATTGTAAGAAAGATAAGAGAACTAGAATTACCAGTTGTTATGTGTAGATCAAAAAGTGGTGGTGCACATGTATTTTTATTTACAAGAGAACCTGTACAAGCTAAACTTATGCGCGATAAATTACAGGAATGGGCAGGAGAATTAGGTTATGCAAATTGTGAAATATTTCCAAAACAAATTGAGATACAAGCAGATCGCGGAGATACTGGAAACTTTCTTAATCTTCCCTATCACGGTGGTGATGATTCTATGCGTCATGGCTTTAGCGACGATGGTAGCGCTAGTAGTCTTAGCGATTTCTTTGCTTTATATGACCGTTATTGTACGACCGAAAAAGATTTAAAAGATTTTAAAGTAAAAAGAAAGAATGATGTTGAACTAAAAGACGGACCACCTTGTCTGTCTACATTGATGTCACAAGGCATACCACCCGGCGGTAGAGATAATACATTGTATCAATACGCTGTGTATGCAAAAAAGAAATGGCCAGAAGAGTGGCAAGCAAAGATAGAAGAGTTTAATCATAAATATATGGAAACACCATTACCGGCTCAACAAGTTGTTAAAACAATAAGACAGCATGAGAAAAAAGATTATCAATACAAATGTAAAGATCAACCTATGTGCGCCGTGTGCTCACAAACATTATGTAAGGGTAAACAATATGGTATCGGTAATTCATTTGAACATCAAGTCAGTGACTTAACAAAGTTTGAAAGTGATGAGTCAACGTGGTTTTTAAATATTGATGCACGAAGATTAAAACTATCAACGGATCAATTATACAATCAACATAAATTTAGACAAGCATGTATGAATGAAATCAATGTGATGCCTAACATGATGAGACCAAATGATTGGGACAGCAGATTACAAATGTTATTAGAAACTGTTGTTGTTATACAGATGCCACATGAGATTACAAAGACAGGTAGATTTGAAACTTTACTTGAACGTTTCTTAGAAGATCAAGGTTCAGCAGAACACATAGATGAAGTAGATATGGGTAAAGCATTGTTTGAAGAAAGAGAATACGAAGAAAAAAAAGGTAAAGTAAATAGAGACACTGCATATTTTAAATCAGAATGGTTGCAGAAGTTCTTGAAAAGAAACGATTTTAAAGACTTTACTGCTACAGAAATGTTGGCACATATTAGAAGTAAATTAAACGGCGGAGATGTAAGAAAAAAAATAAAAGGTAAGACAGCTTATCTTTGGTATGTACCTTGGATTAGAAAAAATACTGATGAGTTTGATACTCCAGACATGACTGAGGAGACACCTTTTTGATGGATAGAAATATAATATTTGGTCCACCCGGCACAGGTAAAACAACGCACTTACTACGCATTGTAGAAAAAGAGTTGCGTGAAAATAATGTATCACCACACAGGATTGCTTATCTTGCATTTACAAATCAAGCGGCAGATGAAGCATTATCTCGTGCTATCTCACAACTAAATTATGACATAAAAGATTTTTCAAACTTTCGTACACTGCATAGTTTAGCATACAGAGAGTTACATTTAAAAGATGAAAACATTATGAGTGATGAAGATTACAAAAGAGTATCTAATAAGACACAAATAAAATTAAGTAATCCAAACAACAACATAAAAAAATACGGTGCAGGTTTTCCCGATGATGTGTTTATGCAAGTCATTGACGGTGCAAAGATACGAGGACTAACCTCTGAAGCTTATTTTAATTATCCAGATGTTGGAAACATCGAAGGTGGTTTACGTAAACTAAAGTACATTGATAAGTCATTGATTGATTATAAAAAAGAGAGAAACAAGTATGACATGACAGACATGATTGTAGACTTCAATAAAAAACATTATGATCTTATGCCAAACTTTGATGTGGTGATTGTAGATGAAGCACAAGACCTTAGTTGGTTGCAATGGAAAATGGTAGAGCGTGTTCTTACAAAAGCAAAACGTGTGTACATAGCCGGTGATGATGATCAAGCAATCTATCGTTGGGCGGGTGCAAGACCAGAGTTCTTAATGAACATGGACGGTAAAAGAACCATACTAAATAAGTCATATAGATTATCAGAGTCTATTCATGCAAAAGCAAATAAATTAATTAAGCGTGTCAAAGATAGAGTAGACAAAGAATGGACAGCGCGTGATGAAAAAGGTCAAGTAAACATACACCCGGTCGAACAGTTACAAAAAATGAAACAAGGTGAGTGGCTAGTACTAGCAAGAGATGGCTACCGTTTAGATAAATTAGAAGAAGAACTAAAAATTTATGGTTACTTCTATGAGCGAGGAGACCGCACCTCTATTAATAAACTTGTGCATCAAGCTATATTGGCATGGGAAGATATCCGCAAAGGAAAAGAATTAGATCTTAAAAGAGTCAAATCATTTTACAGCTACGTAAAAATAAATACAGGTGTCGATAAAAAATTTAAAGGTATGGCAAATGTAGATAAAGATAAAATGTTTACCTTTGATATGTTGAGAGATAGCTACGGATTAAAATTAGATAAAGATTTACCTTGGTTTAGAGCATTAGAAAATATTGAGTCTACTAAAAAAACTTATGTACGTATGTGTTTACGTCGTCAAGAAAACATTAGACGCGCACCACGGATCAAACTGTCTACGATACACGGATCAAAAGGTGGAGAAGCAGATAACGTAATGCTATTAACAGATTTAACTCGTAAGGCTGATGTATCGTATTGGTCGCAACGAGACGAAGAGAGACGTGTATTCTATGTGGGAATGACGCGTGCAAGAAATACATTAAACATTGTTCGTTCACAAACGGACAGAGAATTTACGGAGGCATTTTAATGTTTACAATAGATACTGCATTGAAACAAGTCAGTGTGACAGAGAAACAAATACGTAAGATACGTGCACAGTTACCAAAATTAAACCGTGAGAAAGTTGATCAAGAATTAAAAATATTATTACTTGATTTACAACTACTTACAAATGATTTACGGTCTATCAACAAAAAGGAGAAAGATGAAGACTAGAGAATATTTAGATACGGCGGCAAAGATTGTTACTGGTCAACGTCAACATGATTATGGTGACAAGTATCAGAATCATGAAAACATTTCAAAGTTATGGAGTGCCTATTTAGGTTACACTATATCTGCACACGATGTAGCTATATGTATGTTACTTTTAAAAGTAGCAAGATTAAAACACAGACCTACAACAGATTGTTACATAGACATGGCGGGATATGCGGCGATTGCGGGTGAAATAAATGATAGGAAAAAAGATGGCGCAACAGATACCTCTATTTCAGACTCCGAGTGAGTGGACACCACCAGAGAAAGTTCCTAATCTCTCCGAAGCAAAAGAAATAGCTGTCGACTTAGAGACATACGATCCAGATATCAAAACAAAAGGTCCGGGTTGGGCTATTAACAATGGCTATATAGCCGGTGTTGCTATTGCCGTAGAAGGTTGGAAAGGTTACTTCCCTATTCGTCACGAGGGTGGTGGTAACTTTGATGAGAATATACTGAAGCGTCAAGTACAAAAGATCATGGACTTACCATGTGATAAAGTATTTCATAACGCCGCTTACGATGTGGGTTGGCTTAGATGGTGGGGTGTAGAAGTAAAAGGTAAAATTATAGATACCTTGATTGCCGCGCCACTGATAGATGAAAACAGATTTAGATATTCACTAAACGAGTTAGGTAAAGACTATCTCAAAGAAACAAAGTCAGAAGGTTTGTTATATGAAGCCGCAAAAGAATGGGGCGTTGATGCAAAAGCAGAGATGTATAAACTCCCGGCAATGTATGTTGGTCCTTATGCAGAACAAGACGCTGACTTAACACTAAGACTATGGCAGTTTTTTAAAGTAGAAATAATTAAACAAGAGTTATCTAGTATCTTTGATTTAGAGACACGACTATTTCCATGTCTATTAGATATGAAATCAAAAGGGGTTCGTGTTGATTTAGATAAAGCAGATAAAATAAAAAAAGATTTACAGAAAAAAGAAACAACATTACTCACACAAATTAAAAAAGATACAGGTGTTGATGTAGATGTCTGGGCCGCAGTAAGTGTAGCAAAAGCATTTGATAAATTAAAAATTAAATACGAGCGCACCGAGAAGTCCGGGCAACCAAAGTTTGATAAAAACTTTTTAACAACACACAAACATCCATTAGCAAAAATGGTTGTACAAGCAAGAGAGTTCAATAAAGCACGCACGACATTTATTGACACAATATTAACACACTCTTCACACAGTAGAATTCACGCCGATATCAATCAAATGCGTGGTGAAACAGGAGGAACAGTCACAGGACGGTTCAGTTATAGTAATCCAAACCTACAACAAATTCCTGCACGTAATAAAGATATCGGGCCGT